CCAACACCAGATTCAACAAATGCATCTAAAGATATGCATTTCTATTACATAAAAAGAATTCAAGATGTAGGTGATTATACAAATGCAACAGATGTTCCATTTAGATTTGTACCTTGTATGACAGCTGGATTATCTTTTTATTTAGCACAAAAGTATCAACCTCAACTTACACAACAAATGAAACTATATTATGAAGATGAATTAGCTAGAGCATTAGCAGAAGATGGTTCAGCTTCTAGTACATATATAACACCAAAAGCATACTATCCAGGAGCATAATGGCTAAATACGCAACAGGTAAATACGCAAGAGCAATATCAGATAGATCAGGTATGGAGTTTCCATATAATGAAATGGTCAGAGAATGGAATGGATCTTTTGTGCATGTATCTGAGTTTGAACCTAAACAACCACAATTAGAACCAAAACCTATGAATGGTGATTCTATATCCTTACGTAATGTCAGACCTGATAGAACAGAAACAGCTGTGCCTCACATGCTACCATTAAATCCATTTACAACAACCTCTGGATCTACAACAATATCTGTAAATGAACCAGATCATGGTAGATCTACTGGAGATACCGTCTGTTTTAGAGACGCAAATGTGGTCGGTGGAGTAGCCGCAGCAACCATAAATTTAGCTGCAGGATACACAATTACTAAAACAGATAGTGATAATTATACCTTTGCAACAGGCACAACATCTAGTATAAGTGAATCAGGAGGAGGCGGATCTGCATCAGCAGGACCGGTAACAGTAACGGCATGATAAATAAAATTTGGAATTGGATAAAAAATATATTTACACCAGAAAAACAAGATCCACATCTTGTTTTATATGAAGAGGCAGAACCATATGTTGAAGAGTATACAAACAAAGATGGAAAAGCTATAAAATGTGGTACACATAATAGATATAAAAAAAATTGTCCTATTTGTAGAGAGGCAGCAGTATAATGGCTGGATTAAGTGCATCAGGGTTAAAAACACAAATTAGAAGTTATACCGAAACAGATTCAAATGTTTTATCGGATTCTGTTTTAGAAAATATAATTTTAAATGCACAATATAGAATTTTTAGAGATGTGCCTATAGATGCAGATAGAAAACAACAATCAGGTAATTTAGTTACAGGACAAGAAACAGTTAATGCCCCAGCAGGCGCTGTGTTCATAAGAGGAATACAAGTATACGATTCTACTTCAGCTATAACTGGTCCTAATATTTGGTTAGAAAAAAAAGATATTACTTATCTACAGGAATACGTATCATCAACCGCATCTGCTAAAAGAGGGCAACCAAAATATTATGCTATGTTTGGTGGTGGCACAGGAGAGTCAGACACTACATCTGGAAAAATGATGTTTGCCCCAGTTCCAGACAATACATACAAATTTAGGGTACACTACAATGCAGCTCCTGCATTATTAGAAAATGATGATACTAATTATATTAGTCTTAACTTCCCAAATGGGCTATTATATTGTTGTCTATCAGAAGCATATGGATTTTTAAAAGGTCCAATTGATATGTTGACACTATACGAAAATAAGTATAAACAAGAGGTACAGAAGTTTGCTAACGAGCAAGTTGGTAGAAGACGAAGAGATGACTACACTGATGGCGCTGTTCGTATACCGGTAAACTCAGCAAACCCATAGGAGAAAAATTATGGCAATAACATCGGCAGTATGCACAAGTTTTAAACAAGAAATATTAGTTGGTACACACAACTTTACAGCTACAAGTGGAGACACTTTTAAAATAGCTTTATACACTAGCTCTGCAACTTTAGGTGCTGGAACTACAGCTTATTCAACATCAAATGAAATTACAAACTCATCTGGAACTGCATACACTGCAGGTGGAGCTACTTTAACAAGTGTTACACCAACAACTTCTGGAACAACTGCACTTTGTGATTTTGCAGATGTAAGTTTTTCTTCTGCGTCTTTTACAGCAAACGGTGCATTAATTTATAATGATGATCAATCTGATAAAGCTGTTGCAGTTATAGCTTTTGGTGGAGATAAAACTGTAACAAGTGGTACTTTCACAATTCAATTTCCAACAGCAGACGCAACAAACGCGATCATAAGAATAGCTTAAGGGAGGTTAACGGATGTCCGTTACTCGAACTTTTACAGTAACGGTAGTTTCTACCGGCGCTGGTAATAAATATGCTATTGACGGTGTACAACAAGATACTGTTAATTTAGCTGAAGGTTATACATATAGGTTTGATCAATCTGATTCATCGAACGCTAATCACCCTTTAAGATTTTCTACAACAAGTGGCGGAACACATAATGAAGGCACTGAGTATACAACTGGTGTAACCACAAATGGAACACCTGGAAACACGGATGCTTACACACAAATTACTGTAGCTGCTTCCGCACCAACTTTATATTATTATTGTACTAATCACTCAGGAATGGGTGGACAAGCAAATACAGTAGATTCAAATACATGGGGTGTTTTACCTTGGAATCAAAATTTATGGGGTTCACAAGATGGTATTGATGTTTCAGTTACAGGTTTTGGACTAACTTCCTCTATTGGCTCCGTAACAGTAGATGCAGAAATAAATTCAGGTTGGGGTAGACAACCATGGAACGAAAATGCGTGGGGCATTCAAGGTGATGTATTATTAGATGGTCAACAAGCAACAGCAAGTGTTGGATCTATTTCACCTGCTGATGTTATGGGAGTAACAGGAGTATCTTCAACAGCAAGTGTTGGATCACCATCAGTAATAGCAGACATAACTCAGACATTAACTGGTGTATCTGCAACAGCCTCTGTTGGAACAATTTCTCCTGCAGATGTAATAGGAGTTACAGGAGTTTCAGCAACAGCCTCTGTTGGATCAATTTCTCCTGCAGATGTAATAGGAGTTACAGGAGTTTCAGCAACAACAAGTATTGGTGAAGTTAGTATTACATCTAACCCCACTGCAATATTATCTGGAGTTTCAGCAACCTCTTCTGTGGGTTCAATCACTCCCGCAGATGTTATGGGATTGACAGGAGTTTCAGCAACTGCTAATATTGGAACATTAACACCTGCAGACGTAATAGGTTTAACAGGTGTAGAAGCTACTACATCCGTTGCTTCATTTGGAACTGCTACTGGATTTGGAATTCAAGCATATCAAGCTATTGACACTGGATCTAATATTAGTTATACAGACGTAACAGGAAAAGCAGCGTAATCGGAGATTAAATTATGGCATCAACATACACACCTTTAGGGGTAGAACTTCAAGCAACCGGTGAAAACGCGGGTACATGGGGTACAAAAACAAATACTAATTTACAAATTTTTGAACAAGTTTCTGGTGGTTATACAACTCAAGCAGTAACTGATGGTGCAGATACAACTCTTTCAGTATCAGATGGAGCAACTGGTGCAACTCTTGCACATAGAATTATTGAATTTACAGGAACATTAACAGCAGGAAGAAATGTAACAATTCCTCTTGATGTGCAAAATTTTTACATTTTAAAAAATGGAACTTCGGGATCTCAAACTGTAACATTTAAATATGTTTCAGGAACAGGAACAAGTGCTGCAGTTGCAGCAGGTAAAACTATTATTGCTTATGCAAAAGCAGATGATGGTACAAATCCAAATATTACATCTGTAGAATTTGGTGGTGACGTTGTTGATGATACATCACCTCAATTAGGTGGAGATTTAGATGTTAACGGAAATGACATTGTTTCTACATCAAACGCTGATATTGACATTATTCCAAATGGAACAGGTGATGTTAATCTTGGCGCAGACACAGTTCAACTAGGAGACAATAACGCTGACGCTACTCTTACAACACAAGGGACTGGAGATTTAATATTAAACACAAATAATGGCACAAATGCAGGTACAGTAACACTTGCAGATGGTG